GGAGTTTGTTCACGACTCTTCAACTCCGTCTACCGGTGGGGCCATTCGCCCCCTCGGTTCTGACGTTAAGAATCCGTCCGCTCGCATCGTATTTCACACCACTGTATCTTACGATACAGCTGAGTTGAAAGGATTGCGTCGGGCGCTTTACAGTTATTCACGATGTTTTGGGTTATCTAATCCACTCAAAGTTGCGTGGAATGCGATACCTTATTCTTTCGTGGTCGACTGGTTCCTTAATGTTGGGAGTTTGCTAAACTTTCTTGATTTAGCAACACCGTTCGTCCCAGCATATGTCAGAAAGACGACTACTCATTTTTATTTGAGTAGGACCCAGAAAGCATACGTTACAATTTTAACAGCCGCCGGACTCGTCATTGAACGTGACGTTCTTGCGGCTACCAAAATTAATAGCGTATACAATCGGTGGGTGGGATACCCTGTAGAGCTTACGCTCGGAATACAGAGCATTTCTTTCCGAGAGCAGATGCTTTCTGTCCTTCTCGCGTCACAGCGTCTAATTGAAGGCAAACACGTCTTCAAGCGTTTCAGGTTTTCCTGGTTAACGCCTATTCGCCGTACGCAACGAGAAGGTTCTAGGAAGAAGTAACAACACTTTATTGAAAGCAGATTCCATGTTAGCCGACACCCTTTCCGACGGCACAACTACCTTTTCAAAGGTAAGTGCCGACGCCCAATCTGGCTCCGTATATCACTATACTGGAGACAGTGTCGTTTACCCCGATATCCTCACTATCAAGCATACTTCGCCTGGTGTGGGGAAGAAGGGTACAACAAGACATTTGTTTTCCTTGCAGAAAGCCCTCATTGATTCAGAGGGTTTTCGCGCAGGAAGCTATGTCACGGTCAATTTCACCGTTACCTTTACTGACTCAATTGACAGTAATGGTATTGTTGCTGCGGTGCTTCAGTATTTCAAACTATTGAGCAACGCAACTGCTGTTGATACGATTACCTCGAATATCCTTGACGGGATGTTCTGAGTAATCTGGTTCAATAGCCGGCAGGGATAATAATCCTTCTTGGTGGGTGTCTGGACATGGCTTGGAGGTAATACATGGAAGACCATGCTAACCTGAAAAGCCAAGTTCGCTTTGCGAAATCGCTTTTTAAGGCGCTTTTAACTGATATCTCAACAGGACGTCCCCCTCATATACGGTCATCATTACAACGAGACCTTCTTACCATAACCACTAGGTTAGATAATGAAGGTATCTCGTTTGTAACGATCACCCTTCCTACCCTTGCTAAGGCGATGTACTCGTCCTTTAAGACAGGTTACATTACCACTCCTAGCAATTTTGCTAAGAGGCGAGGTACAGCTCTCCCGAGATTTCTCTTTGGTTTGCTGAAGGATGTCTATGAAGAAGACGGTATGCTGGC